TTGATAGCTTTGACTTTGTGAGCTTGCTTCGTAGCATTGCAAGGTGGCCCTTGTAGACTAGCTCCTCAATGCTTACCGGCTCTATAAGTGCGTCAAACAGTGCTGGCTTATCAGTGATTAAGCCGTGGCCCAATCGGTAAGGCGTAGCTGTAAGGCCAATCACGCGCAGTGCAGGGTTAATGACCTTGAGTGCTGCAAGCAATGTTCGGTAGCCGCCCTCATCTTTGTGGCTCACAAGGTGGCATTCATCAATCAGCACCAGATCAATATGTCCTAGCTCTGCGGCTTTGATACGCACTGACTGGATGCCTGCGAAGGTGATAGGCTCGCCAAGCTGCTTGCGACCAATGCTAGCGCTGTAGATACCCATTGGCGCACCAGGCCAATGCTGGCGCATTTTCTCTGCATTCTGCTCGATCAGCTCCTTTACATGCGTGAGCATGAGAATGCGTGTCTCAGGCCATGATTGCAAGGCATCCTTACACAGTGCTGCGATGATGTGGGACTTACCCGCACCAGTCGGCAGCACCATGCAAGGGTTCCCCTCGTTGGATTCGAACCAAGCGTATAGCTGGTCGATGCTGCGTTGTTGGTAGTCACGGAGCATGGCAAACCTCCAATACTCTCTTGCACATATCTATGTCAAACATACCAATGTGACATTCGCTTTTATCTATAGAAAGTTGCGCAGCAAGCCAAGAGTAAGCATCCGATCGAGACATCCATCCTTCTTTCCATGAAGGGTCGAATGCAGCATGCGCCATTGACTTGTATTTTCTAAGCTCTGCATCTGCAAGTCTTCCTAGTGGCTTTTTTGTACCTGGATGGCAACCTACATAGGCAGAGCATTGTTGGCAAAGCCAAAAATATTTAGATGCCAGATCAGGTCTATGTGGGTAAATCACACTTCCATCCACTAATTTAGGATTGCTATCGCAATATGGGCATTTCATGGTTATCCCCACTGCGCGGCCATAGCATCAGCTATGCCTTGATATGTACGGCTACGCTCTTTCCATCGATTAGGTCCAGGCGGCATACGGTGGATTCGATCATCTCGGCCATCGACAATGTTTGTCGGCATAAGCAGTGGAAGCCCTTTCAGCCACAGACAAGTAGCTTTTGTCTCGCCATGCCCGAACTGCCAAGGCTGGATGATCTGGTCAGGCTTGCGTATTACGCTGCTTATGATACTTATGGGGTTCTCCAAAGCAATGCTTGGGATAGGAGCATTCAACAATCTGCGCACAAACTCCAATGCTTCTTGCTGACGCCCATCCGCACGCTTTGCAGCAAAGTGCCTAGCACCTGATACAGCCAAGTGTGTGCATGGAGGATGGGCAATCATCAAGTCCCAGCCATCGTTAATGATGTCGAAAACATCGCCCTGATAGTGCAGACCTTGGGATTCAGTAGGCAACATGTCGCAAGACATGGCCTCGTGGCCACGCCGGATAAATGCATCCCGTACACGGCCTGAATATTCACATGATATTAGTACTTTCATAGTTTCCCCCACCAAAGAACGGGGTTTGATATGCGCGAATTGCGTCTTACAGATCCCTTGCTTTGCAAGCACCAATCACGTCTAGACCATAGTGGCCCCCACTTATCACCATCCCAATATCTAAACCCGTAGTTTGGTATTTTTGAATCAGATTTGACTCTATAAGCACCTTTTTTCTTTGGACTACCTGCCATCCAATCATTAATAGAGCCTTCAATTATCATGCCCAACTCGCAAGCAATGTAATGCTCAAGTTTCGCGCCCTTGCTTTTCTCCCATCCAGGTAGCAAGTGCAATACTTGGCAATCCATCAGCAAACGAATATCTTTGCGCAGATAAAAAGACCATTCTTGATTAGGTACTTCGTCATGTTCTGCAGGATTACAAACGTCAAATCCTTGTGATCTCAACTCCTTAGCTTTTTCTGCAAATACTGGAAAGTTAAGTTCAGAATAGCCAGTCATTGGCCCACTAATATAAATTCTCATTCCACAACCCTCCCGTTAAATTCACGCCGTAAATCATGCAACTGAGCCCAGCCGCCATCAGCGCACGCTGCGGCATTGGCTAGCAGCTCCTTGCTGCTGTAAACGCCTTCTCCTGCTTCGCCATTGGCAACATCTTGTCCATTCACCTCGTAGATGGCCACGAAGTCAATAGCGCTTTCTTTGCGCTTCCAAGGCACTAGATCAGGGTGAATAACATGGGCTTCACATCCGTCATGCTGTGCGTTTGTTGGGACAATATCATCCCACTTTGCACAATGCCAGGTGCTATCAGACAATGGGGTAGCGTTGGCGCAGGTACGGCAATTCACCTCTTTGACTATGTGTGTAGAGTGGCAAAACTCATGCGCTGCGCAAAACCGGCACTCGAACCAGCTAGGGTCTGTGCTTATTGGTGGTGGCATTCGGTCTGCAAGAGTGATGCGATGGCCACGGGCAACGTACTTCTCTGCAAATTCCTTGTCGTAGTGCACGCGCTCGGTATAAATCTGGTCGTCGTCTTTGCACACAGCCAAGTACAGCGCCCGGTCAATGCCGGTGCCATGCATGTATAGCTGCATCTGCACGTAGTGCTCTTTCTTGGATGCCTGCACGCCCTTGGCCTGCACATCCTTGAAGGACTTTAGGCTGTGAGTCTTGAACTCTGCAATATGGCGTGCTTTTGGCGCTTCCGGGACACCCCGCTCAATGATGCCGTCAATGCTTCCACTGACATGGGAGCCAAAGTCTACCCGGGCTTGCTTGCCATCAATGGTGCCAGTGATATGGATGCCAATCATGCGAAGGTCAGAAATGATCTGCGCCTCTTCATTATTTCCACGGCGGAACACTCGCAAGATGCGTCCGGAAAAGGTCTGCTTGATTGCCCAGCGGAATGACAACCACAGCCAACGGTCACAGGGGTGCCCTAGTGCAGAGCATCCCAGGTGCGCACGGCCTTTCCCCGATTCTTTGGCCTCATGCGCTTTGTCAATTATAGAAGCTATGGTATCCTCACGTTCGGGTATCTTCATTGCCCTCTCCTCGGTTATGAGTTGTTGATTTGCCCCAGTTCAAAAGACTGGGGCATTTTTTTGGCTACTTCTTAGCCCAAGGAGGTGCCGCCTTGGCGGGTGCTGCAGGTGCTGCGGCCTTAGTCTCCACGGCCATGGCGCGGCCAACGGTGAGCGACTTGAATCCCTTCACATCATTACTGTCGCCGTATTGCTCAGACTTCACTATGGCCAGTTTCAGGCCCAGGCTTCCACCAATAAGCTGGTCTGTGTCAGTGACGCGAGCCAAGCCTATCGCACGCATCAACTCTCCCAACTGCTGGCGTCCAATTTCCTCCGCCTTGGGGTTTTGGTTCTTGATATTCATGTTGCCAAACACCACACGACCCTGATGCGTAGGCCCGGTAATGTCGTAGCGAACGGCAATGTATTCGCCAGTCCCGGACTTGGTCTTTTTGATCTCAGCACCAGTAATGCTAGCGGTGTACCAGCCATCGGGCAGTGGGTCAAAGTTGCGTTCAGACTTGGGAAGACTGTCAACGTCAAATGATTCAGTGAGAAAGGCCATTTAAGTTAATCCTTGGAGGCTTTAGTGATTGCGAAGGAAGGGCGGCTAGGTTTAGCCGTGATTGCACTGGCCAGAGGCCTAGTGATAGTTTCATCGGCATTCTTCCACGCCGATGCATTAATTTCAGGTTTCCAGCGAAACAATGATCCCAGATGCTCAGTAATCCCCGCTTCATTGGCAAGCTCTTGCAGCTTCTCGCTGTCAATGGTTCGGTTAATCCGGCCAGTGACCTTGATAACAAAGTCACCCTGCTTCTGAGTCATGGCACCATCCAACTGATCAGAAACTTTCAAAAGTCGCGTAAGCTGGTCCTCCAAGTCACGGCGGGATTCGATAGCGATGCGCTCAGCTTCTTTGGCATATTGCCAGGATAGGCATAAGGTTTCAAGTTCGATCATTTGCGGGCCTCCAACATGGCGTCGGCAATGTCATATGCCTCAATAGCTAATACACTAGGTAATTCACATTCATATCGTTCGATCAGTGCAGCAATAGCCTTGGCCGCAAAGTAGTCGCGCATCGTAAGCCCCTTCAGATGACTCATGCATTCCTGATAAAGCTGAGGGAATGCGTAATCAGGTGGTGTAACTTTCAGTTCTTCGTTCATGCCTTACCCCCAATCTTGGCAATAATCTCCCCAAGATCCGGCGCTTCCCATGCCCCGAGCTTTCCGCTACGGTCTTTAGCTAGCCACAGGCCATCTGTATCGCACATCAGGGCACGCTGGGTATCTCCCTCGGCATCCTTCTCCACGCGCAAGGCCAGCACTTCGTCGAAAAAGTAGGGCAAACTTTGGCCGGTCTTATTACCGGGCATGCTTGGTGCATAAAGCACGCGCCCCATTTCGTCTTGCGTCTTCTCAAGCTTGGCGGACATGTAGATGTGCTTTCCAGGCAGATCACGGAAGGCGCGGATGATATCGGCCATCTGCTCCTGCATTGCGCCATACGCTGCGCGAGGGTCTTTGTTGGCCTTCTTTTCGTAGTTCAGCACCACTTCTGCTATCTCGCTAATGCTGTCCAAAGCCACCGACTGGAAGCGCTCACCATCCGGTCCTGTCACCCACTCATAAGCCTCTTTCAAATCGGCCATGCTGGTGATCTCGATGTAAGGCAGGTCAGCATCCTGGATAGAAAGCAGGCCTCCCTCAGCACTGAGCACTATAGGTGCAGGCAGCGTTTTGATAAGTGAAGTCTTACCAGCCCCGGCCTGCCCGTAGACAAGCAGCTTCACGCCATTGGCAGACATGCTGCCGGTTGATTTCAGATTGATTGCCATAAAAATCCTTTAATTTGACCCTTCCCCGTCCCCAGACCCGTCCCCGTCCCCGTACCCAGCCCCGTCCCCAGACCCGTCCCCGGCCCCGTACCCAGAGCCAGACCCGGCCCCGTACCCGGACCCGTCCCCGTACCCGGACCCGGCCCCGTACCCGGACCCGGCCCCGTACCCGTACCCGGCCCCGTACCCGGACCCGTCTATAAATGCTTTATTTTTTGAAGCCATTTATTGAATCCTCAGCTGTTGAGCTGCATGGGATCAACTCACAAACACCTGTCAAATAAATCTCTGGGTTCACAACGTCAATCTTGCAACCAGACTGCACGCCAGTCTGAGCCACGCCGGACAGTGCAACTCCGTCTTTTGCTTTCCAAGACCACAATCGGCGAGAGTCTTTTAGGATTACGTTTTCGCCATCCACGCTAACCACCGTACCAGCATGTACACCAGCTGCATAGCAGCGTGCAATGACGTACTTACCTATGAATGGATGGGGTGTGTTGCATGGCGCAGGCTGTGCAATAGTTCCATTCACAAGAAAAGCAATCTCTCGGATTTGCTTCAAAGTCAGTTCTTCAATGTTCATTGTGTTTCCTTGGTTGTTTGCCAGACCTTCTGCAAATTCAGTTCGTCCGGTGAGGGTAGTGTAAGCGCATTTCGTGGCAAAATGCAAATGTTTTTACAAAAAGGAATAAAAAATGCTTACACCTGAGCAGATACGGCAGAGACTCCATGACGCTAATCTTCGAAAAGTGGCCGATATGGCGGATGTGAAGTACGCCACCCTATGGCGCTTTATGAATGGCGCAAGCCCAAAATACCACACCATAATGGCTATCAGTGACTACCTGACACGGCGCGAATGCGGCGAGGTGGCCAATGGCTAGCCTTATCAGCATCCTAGGAGGTGAGTGGACGCCCCCCAAAGAAAAGCACATTTCAAGCCCTGAAGATCAACTACGCACCGCCATGCTATCGGCGGGGATTGAGCCACCACCAGACATAGCGCTAGACGGGAAGTTGCACCGATTCAATGGTGATGCACGCAAAGATAAGAGCGCTTGGTATTGCATCTTCGGAGACGGCGTTCCGGCTGGACGTTTCGGGTGCTGGCGACAAGGTTTAGAGTCTTCATTCCGGGCTGACGTAGGGCGCAGCCTTACCGCCGCTGAGGAAATGGCGCACACCAGGCGCATGAGTGAGGCAAAGGCACTGCGAGATTCGGAGACCCAGCGAAAGTATGAGACAGCCGCCACCGTGGTAGAACAGATATGGTCAGGATGCACCGCAGCGAGTCCAGATCACCCATACCTTGCACGCAAAGGAATTAAGCCCCATGGTGCAAGGGTGACGGGCGATGGGCGCTTAGTAGTCCCCCTGTACGACTCAGACGGTGAAATGTGCAGCTTGCAGTACATCACCAACGACGGAACCAAGAGCTACCACCCCGGCGGCGCATCAGGTGGTAAATTTTGGCAAGTAGGATCATTTGACGAGCCTGGCGTAATGTACGTGGGTGAGGGCTTCGCCACCAGCGCCACCATTCACGAAGTATCAGGCAGGCCCTGCGTTGTGGCCTACAGCGCATCGAGCATTGTCGCGGTGATCGAGGCTTTGCGCGAGAAGTATGGTGCAGCACAGTCCATTGTGGTGGTCGCCGACCATGATGAAAACGGCATAGGCCAAAAGTACGCCGACCAGGCAAGCGCCAAATACGGCGTGCGGGTAGTGATGCCGCCAACACCAGGCCAAGACGCCAACGATTACGTGCAGGCTGGCGGCGACCTGGCCGCACTCCTGGCACCCCCAGCAACCGATTGGCTGGTCCCTGCGGACGAATTTTGCGCCCAGCCCGCACCAATCTCATGGGTGGTAAAGCATTGGATACAAGAAAAAGCCCTTGTAATGGTGCATGGCCCATCTGGCGGCGGTAAGACCTTCGTGGTGCTGGACTGGTGCCTTCGCGCATCCGCAGGCATCACAGAGTGGGCCGGGCACAAGGTAAAGCCCGGCTCAGTGGTCTACCTAGCCGGTGAGGGACACCATGGCCTGCGGGGCCGTGTGGCAGCTTGGAAGCACCACAATCAGGTGCTTAGGCTCAATATGTGGCTATCTCGCGATGGCTGCGACCTGAACACGCCATCGGGATATCTCCGGGCGCTTGAGAACATCAGGGCCTTGGACATTAAGCCCAGAGTGATAGTGGTGGACACCCTGCACCGATTCCTGAGTGGCGACGAGAACAGCGCCCAAGACGCCAAAACGATGCTAGACGCCTGCAACGCGCTCATGCAGGTGTTTGGCTGCACTGTAGTCCTTGTGCATCACACAGGCGTGTCAGAGGACTCCCAAGGCCGCGCACGTGGCTCCAGCGCATGGCGCGGTGCGCTGGACATAGAGATAAGCATTGTCCCCGCCAAAGGCGACCAGCCCATGCAAATAGTGCAGCGCAAATCAAAGGACGCCGAGCTTGCACAAACGGTTTACGTCGAATTACTTTCTGTGGATATTCCAAAATGGTTTGATGAAGACGGAAATTCAGTAAGCAGTGCAGTAATTATTCAAGCAGATACACCGCGTGCAGAATCTAAAGACAACAAAACACAAGAGGCTTTTAAAGTAATTGAGCGCGCTTGGTTTTCAGCAGCATGCGAAACACGCAATGGATCACCATACATTAGCCGTAGCGCATTGCGTGATTTATTAATATCTGATGGAATGAATGAGCGCACCGCTAAAAACAAAACAGAACCATCACGTGAAGATGGTTTTATTTTCAAATTGATTAATGCAGATATTATTTCCACACACGAACATGGGTGGCTTGTGACTGACGAACTGCAGGCATCGCTCCTTCTCATGAGGACTCAAAAAAGCCCCTAGCCCCGGATTTAGCCCCTAGGGGCATTCAGGGGTTCGGGGCAAAACACCAAAAAAGAGCCCCGCCCCGCCCCTACTACTCTTAAGAGTAGGGGCAGTAGGGGCTTTTTGGATGCGTCGATTTTCGGGATACAAAGTTAGTAGACACTTACATAGGATGGATGGCATGGAAGACACAAAATTTATGGTTCAAGGCACTGAGGCTGAAGTCTGTGCGGACATAGCTCGCAGGCAGGCTATGGGAATAAACAAATATGGAACAACAGTTAGAAATAACGAATTGACTTTAAAACAATGGCTTCAGCATCAATACGAGGAATTATTAGATGCTGCAATCTATTGCAAACGCGCTATTGAGGAATTGGAAAAATGAAAAAGAAATGCAACCGGGTTATTAGGCCATTGATCAACACAATGGCCTATTCGACATACCAATCATCCAAACTAACTAAATTAGAATGGAACAATCAATTAATACCAGTACAGGCTGCAATTGATAGGCTCATATCAGGTGATTGGGATAAATATGAATGCTGGCAACCAATGTTTGAATGCCTCAATAGGATTGAATCCATAGTGAAACTCAATCACATCAAGGATGCAATGGATTGGATTCATTCGGCACAAGATGCAATGACCACTGCCTTGGAGCGACAACGCCTGACCGGAGCCAAAGCGTTCAAGGCCGATGAGATGGCCACAATGCGCAGCATCGTCAGCACCTACGGCGATCTGCTTGGCGAGGTCACACACCAGCAGTTCCAGCAGGCCTGTGCACACACCAACGCCAACGTGGACCGCATCCTGGCGAAAGGCAAGCAGCGATCCAAGCTTGACCGGGTAGTGGCAGGGGATTGATCAAACGCACGTGGATGCGTCATAATCGGCGCATTCACCACATCGGGGCACATCCATGGCATTCACTGAAGCACAACTGCAGGCGCAGCTCGCAAGCGATGGCGCTGGAGCCAAGATCACGCAATTTCTCGCCGCTGGCGCTTCTAGCACTGACGTGTACGTCCAAAACCTGAACGCCACTACATCCGAAAAAGCAGGGTGGACTCAAGTTGCCCAAAGCAATACAGCAGCCCAGGCCGCTGCGCTCATTCGCTCCAACCTAACTATTCGGTGATTCATGGAAGGGGTAAAAAAAACCAAACAGAAACCCAGAGGCGTTGCCGCGCTTGGAGCAGGCCCTGGAAGGCCCAAGGGCGTGCCAAACAAGATCACCACGGAGTTTCGCGAGACAGTCAATGCCCTGCTAAGGGAGAACAGTGGAAACGTCTCCTTGTGGCTTTCTGACGTTGCGCGTGATGACCCAGCGAAAGCTCTTGACCTGCTTTGCAAGCTTGCTGAGTACGCGACGCCTAAGCTGGCCCGCACCGAGCTTGCCGGTGACAAGGATGCTCCGCTTGTCATCTCATGGCAGTCCGATCAATCGTAATCCCCTACACGCCCCGCAAAGCGTTTAAGCCACTCCACACCCGGCGCCAACGCTGGGCGGTCGTAGTGGCCCATAGGCGGGCCGGTAAGACCGTATCCTGCATCAATGAGCTAATCAAGGCCGCGCTCACATTCAAAGGCAATGATGGGCGTTTTGGATACGTGGCACCCTTCTACAGCCAGGCTAAGGCCGTTGCATGGGACTATCTCAAGCGGTACAGCGCACCAGTACCGGGCATCAACATCAATGAATCTGAACTGCGCATAACTTACCCCAACGGGTGCTCCATTCGCCTGTTCGGTGCTGATAATGCGGACGCGTTGCGAGGCCTGTACTTCGATGGTGTGATAGCCGACGAATACGGCGACTGGCGTCCTAGCGTGTGGGGCTATGTCATACGCCCCGCGCTGGCTGACCGCCAAGGGTGGGCCGTCATCATTGGCACGCCGAAGGGTCGTAACCAGTTCTGGGAGCTTTACGAGCATGCCAAGGTCAATGACGAGTGGCTGGCCCTGTGCGTCAAGGCAAGCGAGTCCGGCCTGCTGCCTGAGTCAGAGCTTGCCGCGCTGCGCCTTGAGCTTACCGAGGACGCTTGGCGTCAGGAAATGGAGTGCGACTTTGATGCGGCACTGCCTGGCGCTATTTACGGCAAAGAGATATGGCTCGCTGACCAACAAGGGCGCATCAAGTCCGGCTTGTATGACCCATCCCTGAAGGTACATGCCGTGCTTGACCTGGGATGGTCAGACGACACCGCTATCTGGTGGTTCCAGGTGGGCAAGGAGTTGCGCCTGATTGGCTGCTACAGCACCCACGGCATGCCCATAGCCCACTACCATGAGGTGCTGAAGGCCAAGCCGTACACCTACGGAGATTGGCTATGGCTACCCCACGATGCACGCGCCAAGAGCTTGCAGACAGGGCGAAGCATTGAAGAGCAGTTCCGCGCACTCGGGTGGAAGCCCCGCATTGTTCCCGAGCTTGGCCTGATTGACGGCATACAAGCCTCGCGCATGACCCTGGCGGACTGCTTCATTGACACTGACTGTGCTGAGGGTATGGACGCTCTCAAGCAATATCAGCGCGAGTATGACGAGGACAAGAAGTTCTTCAGAGACAAGCCACGTCACGACTGGACCTCGCATTACGCAGACGCCTTCAGATATGCTTGCCTTGTTTGGCGTGAGGAAATGAAGCCAAAACCAAAACCTGAGCCTAAATTTGCGCAACATCAGACAATTTCGGAGATAATCAAGGCGAATTCCAAGAGAAAGCGAGACTACGAATGATCTTCGGCCAACCCGTCACACTCACAGCCACCGGCACAGTCTCCCCCCGCAGTGGGCGCATTGTGGGCTTTTACGTCAACTCCACCACTGCCGGCACTGTCGCATTGTCAGACTCCATTGGCGCTATCGGTGGCACCATCACCCCGGCAGTGGGATGGAACTTCTACCCCATCGGCTTTCAAGGTGCGCTAACTGCAACCATTGGTGGCGCATTGAACATCACCTTTGTTGTGAAGCCCAACTAAGCTATGGACTACGAAGCGGGCGCACTAGAGAAGCCAGAGGACACCGGCAAGGATGACGCTGGCGTCGTGCGCCGATGGCTGCTTGAGCTTAAGCTTGCCGATAAGCGTGAGTCCGTTTGGCGCGAGAAGGGCGACAAAGTGCTTAAGCGCTACAGACAGAAAGAGGTGCGTAAGCACAGCTTTAACATCCTGTGGTCCAACACCGAGACCATGCGCCCGGCCATCTATAACAGCTTGCCCAAGCCCGATGTGCGCAGGCGGTTCAAGGATGAGGACCCCGTAGGCAAGGCCGTGAGCGAGGTCATTGGGCGCTGCCTTGAGTACGGCATGGATACGACCCAGTTCGATTCACAGATCCGCAGTTGCGTGGTCGATATGCTTTTGCCGGGCCGTGGCCTGGCCCGTGTGCGCTACATCCCCACCTTCAATAAGGTACAGGAAGAGGCAGATTCGGAGCCAAATGAAGCGCTGGACGGTGACTTTGAAGAGCTTGCATGGGAGCAGGCACCCATCGAGCATGTGCAGTGGAAAGACTTCCGCATGTCTGCGGGCGAGTCATGGGCGAGCATCACATGGGAGGCTTTCCGTCACCGGCTCACTCGCGACGAGCTTGAGGAGCAGTTTGGCGCTGTGGGCGCTGATGTGCCGCTTGATAAGACGGACGACGAGGACGTTGAGGGCGAGAAGGACTTGGACGTAGCCGAGGCATTCAAGACCGCCGAGGTGTGGGAGATATGGGATAAGGAAGAGGGCGAGGTGCTTTTCATTGCGCCGGCCTACAAAGAAGCCCCGCTCAAGGTGCTGCCCGACCCGCTTGGCCTGCAAGGCTTTTTCCCCAATCCGCGCCCACTGTATGCGTGTGAGGATAGCGGATCAATGGTGCCTACACCGTTGTTCGAGTACTACCGAGAGCAGGCCGACGAATTGGACAGCGTGACCCGGCGCATCAACATCTTGGTCAAGGGTCTGAAGATGCGGGGTATTTACGACTCCACCATATCGGAGCTGTCCGAATTGATGCGGGGTGAGGATAACGACCTTATCCCGGCGTCCAACGTCACAGCGCTGATAGAGCGCGGCGGGCTTGAGAAGGCCATTTGGTTTATGCCTATCGAGCAGGCTGCCAAAGTGCTGCAAGTGCTCCAATTGCAGCGCGAGTCGTCCAAGCAGGTGATTTACGAGATTACGGGTATCTCGGACATTCTGCGGGGCTCCACAAACCCCAATGAGACGCTCGGGGCGCAGCAGATCAAGAGCCAATGGGGAAGCGCACGCCTAAAGCGCATGCAGACGGACTGCGCACTGTTCATCCGTGACCTGCTGCGATTGCAGGCTGATGTGATTGGTGAGCGATTCCAGCCAGAGACGCTGGCAAGCATGACGGGCCTCAAGTTCCCCACTGGCGAGGAAAAGCAGCAAGCCATGATGCAGTGGCAGCAGCAATCCATGATGGCCCAACAGCAAGGCCAGCAGCCCCCACCACAGCCTGACCTTCCCCCATCGTGGGACGAGATCATCCAAGTAATGCGTGACGACAAGCTGCGCACGTTCAAGATCGATGTGGAGACAGACTCCACAGTGGCCGCATCGGCCGAGTCCGATATGAAGGGCCTGAGCGACACCATGGCCGCACTGAATCAAGTGATCCAGAGCTTCATGCCAGCGGTACAGATGGGTGCATTGCCTGTAGACGCGCTCAAGGAGATCATGCTCACAGTCACGCGCAGGGCCAAGATGGGCAATGCGGTGGAGGACTCAATCGACAAGATCAAGCAGCCACCGCCTCCCCCGCAAGAGCAGCAGCCGCAGGACAACAGCCTGCAGGTCAAGCAGATGGAGATTCAGCACAGCCAGCAGTCCGAAGCCCAGATCGCACAGCTTGAGCAGGCCAAGCTACAGCAATCCGCGCAGATGGAAATGGCCCGGATGCAGCATGAGGCGCAAATGAAGCAGATTGACGCCCAGGCGCAGGCCCAGATCGAGCAGGCAAAGCTTTCCGCAGACGCTGATCTTCAGTGGCGCATCGCCCAGCTTCAGGCAGAGACTAGCGTTGTGGTGGCTCGCATAGCAGCGGATCAGAAAACACAGTCCGACACGCTGAAGGCCCAGCAGGCAGCAAGTGCCCAGGCTGCAGATGCTCAAGGCAAGGCCAAGGAGCAGGCGGCTACTGACGGCGGCAATGCAGCGGCAGAGATGCAGAAGACCATTCTGTCGGCCATGCAAGGCCTACAATCGGCAGTCGAAGGTATGAACCGCCCGCGCACCGTTGTGCGTGATGCAAACGGAAAGATAGCAGGAGTTAAATAATGGCGACACTTACATACGTTAAGTACCAAATTGGTACAGAGGTGCTGCAAGAGGCGGCAAACGCTGGCACGGACTCTTGGCGCTTGATACTGTCCAACACAGCGCCCACGGTGGCGACTGACACCACGGCTGCGAGTGCCTCGGAGCTTGCAACATCGGGCGGCTATACCGCCGGTGGTGTGACTTGCACCGTGACCACTGCAGCTCAGACTGCGGGCGTGTACAAGCTTGTGCTTGCAGCCCCGGCATCACCCACTTGGACGGCATCGGGTGGCGGCTTCACATTCCGCTACGTGATCCTGTACAACCTGACCAACACGCAGTGCATCGGCTACTGGGACCGTGGCTCTGCGACCGTCATGGCTGCGGGTGACACGTACACGCCCACGCTTGACGCGGCTAATGGCACTTACACGGTGACGTAACCCATGGCCAATGCAATCGGCACAGCGGTAATCGACTTCGGGGCTTTCCCTGGGGCGAACGATGCATCCATTGCAGTCACTGGGCAGACTGGCATCAGTGCAACAAGCAAGGCGGAGGCATTCATCATGGCTGACGACACGTCTACCGATGGGCACACCGCCAACGACCACCGCTATTTCGACATGCTGGCGGGCCTGACCTGCGGCACTCCCACGGCTGGGACTGGTTTTACGATTTACGCCACATCGCAGCATAAGCTGCAAGGCAAATTTGCCCTTCGTTGGGTATGGAGCGACTAAATGCCAATGGATTCTAGAATCGTCGGTGGCGTCACTGGCTATCAAGCCGAGGTGGACGTTAACAACAATGCCAAGGTAAATCTTCCAACAACTGTGGCGCAGGCCGGTTATGCAGCGCTGGCCGCTGAGTCTGACCCAGGCACGGTTACCGGTACGCGTGAGGTACGCAAGGGGTTGATTACATCGGATAGTCGAATCCTGGCCGGCTCTCCGTCCCTGCTGGTGAGCAAGACATTCCCAGGCACTGCGGTGAATACCGGCTACTGGCACCAGATCGCGACTACACAGACTGTAGGCGTGGCGTCTGGCCTGCTTACGCTCAATTCCGGCAACGTGACGACGCTATCCACCGGGTCCGGTAACCAGAGCGCCCAGCCAGTCCCGATCAACATGGGTGGTGCGACGGTTATTGAGACCGACGGCTACCCAACCAATACGCCGGTGACCAACAATGTCACCGAATGGGGTGCCTACAACTACACTACGTTCAACGGTGCAATCACTGACGGCGCATTATTCCGGTTCAACGCTTTGGGCGAGTTCCGGTGCGTGCTGGTCACAAACAGTATCGAGGCACAATCCGGCGTACTGAGTGCGGCCATGCTGACACCGATAAACAGCATCAAGAACTACTTCATTCGCATCTCTGACGAGGGTGCTGAGTTCCAGATCGACGGCGTTCGTATTGCCAACATTGTGCGCCCGTCTACAGCGGGCAGTTCACTGCTGAACACGGCGCTCTACATCTCTCAGCGCACCTACACACTGGCTACGGCTCCGGCTAGCGCCACGCAGTTCAAGGTCGGCCACGTTGCTGCATGGCTGGAAGAGGAAACCCCGAACCGCGACTACACACTGAGCCTGACCGGACAGGGCGGGCATTGCGCCTACACGCAGGACGGCACGGCCGCAGGTATCACGGCCAGCTACGTGAACAACACCGTGCCCACGGCGGCAGTGCCAACCAACACCACTGCGGCACTGGGCTCCGGCCTGGGCGGTCACTTCACTGCCACAGCGACGGCGGCGGTTAACACCGACTTGATCATCAGCAGCTACCAAAACCCGGCCAACGGCGCGGCGCTGACGGGTAAGACGCTGTACCTGCGCGGCTGCTGGCTGGAAACCTACGTGCAGACAGCCCTCACTGGTGGCGGTATGAATATCGTGTGGTATCTGTCCATCGGCAGCACGGCGGTATCCGAGGCTACGACCGAGAGCGCGACAACCAAGATTCGCCGCGTGATCCCGCTGGGCGTGCAGACCTTCGCTGCCGCAGCCGCTGCGCTGGTGACCGGCGCACGCATTCAGGTTCCGCTGACGGACTTTCCGGTATTCCCCGGCGAGTTTGTCAAGGTGTGTTGCCGCTATGTGGGCACGGCGGCTACCGCTGGCGCGTTCGGCCACCTGATCGGCTTCGACGGATTCAACGAGTAATCTAAATGTCCCTGCTGCTTGCGCTAACGGCTGGCGGCGGTGGGCCGGCATCCTATGCGGATAGCCTATCCGCAGGCGCTTATGCGGTATCTGGCAAGGCACTGACTGACGGCGTAGCCAAGGCTGACGCGCTCTCTGCGGGTGCGTATGCGATAGCTGGCAATACGGTTAGCGACCTGCTGGCGCGCAATGACGCGCTTACCAAAGGCGCGTACACCATCGCTGGCCAAGCGGTAACGGACTCTGTGGCGCGGCCTGATGCATTGGCTACTGGTGCCTATGCCATCAGCGGCCAGAACGTCAACGATGTAGTGACCACGGGCGGCGGACCTGTTACTTATGCCGATGCGCTAAGTGTCGGGGCTTACGCCATTGCCGGGCAGGCGCTCACTGACAGCAAGGCCTATGCCGATGCAATGAGCGCTGGCGCTTATGCTTTGGCAGGCCAGTCGATTACTGACCTGCGCAGCCGCGCAGACAATCTAGCCCCAGGTGCATACGCCTACACCGGGCAGACGGTTACTGACGTTAAGACCGGCACTGTGGTCTACGCTGACAGCCTTGGCTCTGGCGCGTATCTTGTGGCAGGCCAGAGCCTAGCCGACGCACTGGTGCAGACGCCTACCCGGCGCGGCGGGGATGATGCCCTGCGTAACCCAGGCTGGAGTAAACAGGCTTGGAAGAAGAAGAGCCAGCGCGAGGAGGCCATCGAGGACACCATCGAGGCGACCTACCATAGAATCATGGGTATCGTCCCGGCTCCCGCTGTGGTGGCCGAGATCAAGCGCGAGGCAAAGGTAGAGATACCGCGCATTGACTACACGCAGGAAACCAAGTTTATAGAGTGGCTATCTGCTGAAATAGCGGATATAAAAGCAATTCAGCAAGAGTTAGACGACGATGACGAAGAAGCAATGATGCTTTTAATGGGGTGAATATGGATTACGAACAGATTCAAGCGCAGCTTGGTTTTACAGCAGACGACAAAGCCAATTGGATTGACTGCAATAGCAAGTATTACAGCGATCCAGAGCAGGGCTGGCGTGACAAGCTGATGATGCATGCATTCCCCAAGCGCACGGCATCCTTGTACGTCATGCCCGCTTATCAGTCCCCCATCACCGGCAAGTGGATTGACACCCCAAGGCAGCGCCGTGACGATATGGCCCGCAGTGGTTCACGCCCGTGGGAAGGTATGGACTCAGAGCGAAAAGTTGCCGAAAACAGGGTTAAATTCGAGGAAAAGAAGGCAGATGCAGCTATCGAGAGCGCAGTTGTCGAGGCTTATAAATCACTTGGCCCTGAGAAGCAGGCCGTACTTGAAAGCAGTATATAAAAAACACATAACACAAAATTATGTGTTTACAATAGGTGCAAACCCTAACTGGAGTTGAAATGGAAGACGAAGTGATCGACTCAACAGTCGAAGATAGCCAACCCGAATTGACGATGGATGACACCATCCGCAAGACCCTCGAAGATATCGAGGCGCGGGATGGCGATAGCTCACGCGACGATAAAGGCCGCTTCTCTTCCAAAGAAACACCGCCAACAGATACCACCCCGGCAGAGCCAGAGCCAGCCGAAGAGGCTGCGCAAGCTCAGGTCGAGGCTGTGGCGGCAGAGCCCGCCATCCCAATCGAGTTGCAGCGCCTAGGCCTGCGCAAAGAGGCCGCAGGGGCCATTGCCAAAGACCCGGTGGTGATGCAGGAATTCATTCGCCGATCGGATGAAATGCACCGAGGGCTTGAGCAGTACCGCGAGAAGGCGCAATTCGGCGACACCATCCGCAATGTCATTGCGCCGTACATGAAGAATATCGAGTCTTCAGGCATGACGCCGGATGTGGCCGTGCAAGCCCTGTTTACTGCGGACTCCATGCTTCGAGGCGGTAGCCAAGAGCAAAAGGTGCAGATGCTGCACAAGCTCGCAGCCGATTACGGCATCGACATTCAGCAAGCGGCACAAGCACAACCAGTGCCATTTGACGGCACCACTTACGCACTCCAACAAAAGCTCTCCCAAATGGAGGGCTGGATTGCACAACAAACCCAAGCACGTCAGCAGCAAGAGAGCGCCACGCTTAACAGCGAAATCGAGCGATTCTCCGGCGATCCCGCTAACGTGCATTTTGCGGCAGTTCGCGACGACATGGCTGGCCTCTTACAGGCTGGTATGGCGACCGACCTCCGCGATGCCTATGAGAAGGCAATCTACGCCAACCCAACGGTGCGTGCCCAGGTTCTTGCCCAACAGCAAGCCAAAGCCGATACCGACCGGAAAGCGCAGGCCACTCAGAAAGCACAAGCTGCCAAGCAGGCTGCTGCTGTCAATGTATCTCGCAAGGGTACGCTGCCATCGGCCAAGCAAGTGGGCAGTATTGACGACACCATTCGAGACAAAGCGCGAGAGCTTGGTCTAATCTAATTTAGGAGCACATCATGGCATCCCCCGGTCAATCCACCCTGTTTAACACCTTCACCGAACTGGTGAGTACCACGTATCGCAACCACAAAAAAGAAGTGGCCGATAACGTTTCCAATCACAACGCGCTGTACCGCCGCATCACCGACAAGGGCCGCATTCGCCTTGAGGATGGTGGCCTGTCCATCGTCACACCCATGGACTACGCTGCAAACAGCACATACCAGCGCTACAGCGGCTTTGATGTTCTGAACGTCGGTGCTGTGGACGTGATCAGCGCTGCTGAATTCGCTTGGCGTCAAGTGGCCGTCAACGTTGCCGCTTCCGGCTTGGAAATCCGCACTAACAGCGGCTCCAATCGCATCATCAACTTTGTGAAGACAAAGCTGAAAAATGCACAACGCTCGATGGCTAACGGCCTGTCTGGCGACCTGTACTCTGACGGCACCGCATCCAACCAGATGAACGGCATCCAGGCACTGGTGGCTGACCTTGGCACCGGCACCGTCGGCGGCATCAACTCCGCCACTTTCCCATTCTGGCAAAACCAGGTGTTTGACGCATCCGATAACTCGGTGACCGTCAGCGCAGCGACCATTGAAGCAGGCATGATGCTGCCCCTGTGGCTGCAGTGCACTCGCGGCAACGATACGCCTGACCTGATCGTCATGGATTCGAACTACTTCAGTTTCTATGAAGCCTCGCAATCGTCCCTGAAGCGCTATGCGCCCACCGACGAAGGCAAGGGCGGCATGATCAGCATGAAGTACAAGACCGCTGACGTGTTCTTTGACTCCAGCGCCTCGGGCATTCCGGCCAACCACATGTACTTCCTGAACACCGACTTCTTGGAGTTGGTGGTGCATCAAGATGCCAACATGGAAATCATGCCTGAGCTGCGCTCGGTGAACCAGGACGCACTGGTTATCCCCGTGCTGTTCCAAGGTAACTTGGTCTGCTCGAACCGCGCTCGTCAGGGCGTTGGTAAGGCTTAATGTCCAGTAGGGTGTGAGCCTAACTCACACCCTTTCAACTCACAAAGGAATAAAATGTTCGCTGCAATCTCCCCCACTCTGGGCACCCAACCGTTCAATGACTGGTTTGCCCCCGATACCGTTCAGCGCCAGCCGCTGGGCATGACTGTGACCGCCATTGACCCTTACTGGGGCACCGGTAAGTTTGTCTACATCAAGTCGGCTGACGCCATCTTGAAGGGCTCTCTGGTCATGTGGACTGAAGCCTACGCTGGCGCTTTGCTGCCAACTACGGCAGGCCAAGGCTTTTCGTTTGGCGTGGCAATGGCTCCCATTGCTTCCGGCTCTTACGGCTGGATTCAGACCGAAGGCTTCGCCGTCTACAAGACCAATGCAACCGTTGCCGCAGATACCGCTGTGGCTGTGGCCGCTGCTGGCATTGCAGGCACTCTGGCTAACGGCAAGCAACTGCTGAACACCCGCAACCGCATTTCCGCGACTGGCACCAAGACGGTAACCGCTGCGACCGTACTGGGTTCTGCCAAGGTGGTTTGCGCCTCCGGTTACGACGGCTTCTTCATCGGCATGGCGCTGTCCGGCACTGGCATCCCTGCTAGTACCGTGGTGGCCGCTCTTGACCCTGATGGCCGCACCATCTACACCGGCTCTGCCATCGGTACTATCGATAAGGTTGCAACTGCATCCGGTTCGATCACTCTGACCGGTACTTACACCGGCTATGGTGCTGCTATCATCAACAACCCGTTTGCACAGGGTCAGGTGGTGTAATCTTGGAAGGGACTTCGGTCCCTTTCATTTCAGAGGGCATTAATCAGTGCCTTCTGCAATGAAATCCTAAACAGGAAATAGACCATGGAACTCCATCAAGCACGCCCCCCATTTGTTGAATTCAAGCGTATGGCTGTCCACGACAAACAGCAGTCCGAAAAGCTCGGCCGGCGCGTTACCAAAGACTTGGACATGGCATTTATCATGCAGCCAGGTTCCAAAGATCAAGTCGAGCGCATCGCAACCGATTGGCTGAAGATGCTCAAGATCAAGGCCGTTAACGCTTCGGCTGACGCCTACCCGCAGGAATGGATTGATGGGTTCCACAAGAAGTTTGAAGCCTGGCAGCAAGGCCAAGATGCCCCGCTGAACGGAACCTCTGTAAAGGAGTGGCCCGTGCTGTCCCCGGCTCAGGCTGACAACTTCATCTCCACGCACATCCTGACCATTGAGGACGTTGCCGCCATGACCGAGGAGGCTATGCGCAGCTACGGCATGGGTGGGCGCGAGTTGAAGCAAAAGGCGCAGGAGTGGTGCAAGGGCAAGGACTCTGCGACCGTGGAGAATGAGCTTTTGAAGCAGCAGCTTGCAATGCTTACCGAACGCCTTTCCAAGCTGGAGCAGGTGAGCGATAATGAGGGCGAACCTCTACAGGTTAAGCGTGGGCGCAAACCCAAAATTGTCGAGCCAGAAATGGCCGAGGGTCAACCTGTGGAGTAATCAATGGCTACTTGCCTTTCTATCGTTCAAGCAATCTGCGGCCGTCTATCGCTTGCGGTACCCAATCAAGCCATAGGAAACACCGATACCCAGATCACCACGATTCTGGCGCTTTGCAATGAGGAAGGGCAAGAGCTTGCAGCCCGCCATGAGTGGACCGGCTTGCAGACTTTGGCAACATACACCACGCTTGCGGCAGATCTTCAGGGAGCCATGGAGACTATCGCCCCAGGCCTTGGCTATATCATCAACGACACGATCTGGAATCGCTCCCTGCGCCGCCCGGTGTATGGCCCAAAAACAGCCCAAGGATGGCAGCAAAACAAGGCCTTTGCGATCAATGGCCCATGGTCTAACTTCCGCGTCAAGGCCGGAAACCTCTACATGTACCCGTTTCCAAGCGCCGGTCAAACATGCGTCTTTGAGTACACCACCCGCAACTGGTGTGCCGATTCAACAGGTGCCACCGGGCGCGAAGAATGGGGTAATGATGCAGACATTCCAAGGCTTGAATGGAACTTGCTTGTGCTTGGCACAATCTGGCGCTGGAAAAAGCTCAAAGGCTTTGAGTACGCCGAGGACTTCAGCACCTACGAACGCCGATGCATGGATGCAATGGGCAAAGATGGGTCGAAGGATTGGCTGAATCTGTCGAATACCAAGTACGATATTTTCCCCGGCATAGTTGTCCCGGCTGGTAGCTGGAACGTCTAAATGCGCCAAGCTGCACGCACAAAAGGGGCTCGCCAGGCGGTATCTAGTTCCGTCTCTCTGCCCGCACCCGTAGGTGGCTGGAACGCTCGCGACTCTCTCGCAGCCATGAATCCAGAGGACGCCGTGGTCATGGATAACTGGTTTCCGCTCACCACGGAATGCCAGCTTCGCAAGGGCTACACCAATCACGTTACAGGCATATCCGGGCAAGTGGAAAGCCTAATGGTGTACTCAGCCGGCACCACAGAAAAGCTATTCGCTGTGGCTGGAGGCAGCTTCTACAACGCAAGCGCAGCGGGTGCTGTGGGGGCTGCTGTAGCCACTGGTAAGGCTAATTCACGCTGGCAGTACACCAACGTGGCAACACCCGGCGGAAGCTTCCTATACACCGCCAACGGTGTTGATAAGCCCATGGTGTACGACGGTGCGACTTGGACTCAAGTAGACGGCGCATCCACACCGGCGATAACCGGCGTGACCACCACCACGCTAAACAGCCCTATCGTATTCAAAAACCGGGTCTGGTTCATTGGAAAAAACACACTCAAGACTTGGTATCTTCCCGTCCTATCAATAGGCGGTGCAGCCAATGCAATTGATGTGTCTTCGGTGGCGCAGCGCGGAGGCAGGATAATTGCACATGCGACTTGGACGATTGATGCGGGTACCGGTGTTGATGATTACTACGTGATCGTCACAAGTAACGGCGAAGTGATCGTCTATCAGGGCACAGACCCAAGCAGCGCCACCACGTGGGCACTTAAGGGCGTTTGGGCGCTTGGTGCACCGGTAGGTGAGCGGTGCTTGTATAAATTCGCTGGAGACCTGTTTTACATATCTCAGGATGGCCTAGTACCCATGGGTGGCGCTTTGCAATCGTCCCGTGTAAATCCACGGGTTGCAGTGACCGACAAAATCCAGTTTGCAATCTCCAGTGCGGTATCCAACTACTCTACAAACTTTGGCTGGGAAATCCTGTATTACGCCAAAGAAAACATGCTTTTCTTGAATGTCCCCGTATCAGAGGGCACCCAGCAAGAGCAATATGTGATGAACACCATCAGCAAGTGCTGGGGCCGGTTCACCGGGTGGAATGCAAACTGCTGGGAGTTGTTTGGGGACGAACCGTACTATGGAGGTAATGGCTTTATTGGTCGTGCATGGAACGGCTACGTAGACGACACAAGCAATATCAACGGCACCTGTATTCAGGCGTTTTCCACTTACGGAAACCCCGGAAATCTGAAGCGCTGGACAATGATCCGTCCAATCATCCGGGCTAGTGGTAGGCCCGCGCTGCTTGGGTCGATCAATACAGACTTCAACCTGACAATGAATACTACCCCATTCACATTTACACCAGTAGGCTATGGCGGGTGGGATTTATCTCTATGGGATGTCCCGCCGTGGGCTGGTGAGTTTGACATTTACCAAGACTGGCAAGGAACATCAGGCGTTGGGTACTACGGAGCACTACAGATGCGTGTGGCATCAAGCGGAATCGATGTGCGGTGGGTATCCACCGACGTGGTGTTTGAGTCGGGTGCGATCCTATGATTGATAAGTGGCGTTACCTGCTGGAGCCATTGGTAAATGAGAGCCTGTGTGCCATTCCGTGGGAGCAGGTAAGGGAGCAGGATTACATCCTGTTCGAGCTAGAAGAGTCCGTTTTAGTCGCCAATAGCGGCGTGATGCTGGGTAAAAAAGCGCTGCAAATATGGCTTGCCGCTGGCATAATGGACCAAGTGGATATTCTGGCTCAACAGGCAGAAGACTACGGTCGTGCAAATGGATTCGAGCTTATTTCGTACTGCGGTAGGAAGGGATGGGTTAGATCACACGGCTATAAAGAAGTCGCAACTGTTGGAGTTAAAAATCTATGAACGCAGTAAAAAGCGTATTCGGCATACAAGATGCCCCGGCAGCACCCGATTACACTGCGGCTGCAAATGCCACTGCCGCAGGCAATCTAGCCGCTGCACAGCAAGCCACAAGAGCTAACCGGGTAAACCAGTACACGCCCTACGGCTCTCTGACGTACCAAGAAAATCCAAACGGGACTTGGGACCAGAATATGAACCTGTCCAGCACTGGGCAGCAACTTCTGAACGCCGACAATCAATCCGCATTGGGATTGGCAGGATTGCAAAACCATGCAATGCAAGGCGTTGCAGGACAACAGGGACAAGGGTGGAATGATTCTGCCCTGACGCCTTCAGCCATCAATCCGGGGCAGACTGCACAGGACGCCATCATGGCGCGACTACAGCCTCAGTTTGACCGAAAGCAATCAGCACTTGAGACGCAAATGGCGAATCAGGGCATCGCCCGCGGCACCGAGGCATGGAAAAACGGCATGTCTGATATGGATCATCAGCAGAATGACGCCATGAGTCAGGCTGCATTGCAGGGCATCAGCGTGGGCCAGCAGGCACGGCAGCAAGGAATCCAAGAGCAGCAGTACTTCAACTCACGCGACTTGAACAACCTCAATGCCCTGCGTACCGGCTCGCAAGTGACTAACCCCACATTCAACAGCTACAACCAGCAGGCTACGACTGGCGGTGCTGATATGCTTGGAGCAGCCCAGGCCGGGTATCAGGCACAGCTTGGACAGACCAATGCGAACAATGCTTTTGGGTCGGATGCTATGAATGGACTGTTTAGCCTGGCCGGTGGAAAAATGGGGAAGAAGTAAATGGCAACTCCAATCATGGCCCCAGGCGCGTATGACGCGGAGTCTGAAGCCATCCGCCGCCGTCAGGCTTTTGCCGAAGCACTGAAAAACCCAACCGCACAGGGCGGGCGGATGGTTGGCAATCATTTTGTCCCCATGAATCCGATTGCAGGCCTGGCTGACTTGCTCCGCGCAAAGTGGGGCAAGGAGGAAAGTGCGGGCGCTACTCAAGACCAGCAAGCACTGGCTGACAAGATACGCAATCAGCGCACGTCTGACGTTAGTACATTCACCAAGATGCTGCAGCCTCAAGAGGCTATGCAGATGCCAGAAGGACAACAAGGGCCAGTCCTAGGCGCACGTCCCGCAGATATCAATGGAGCGTATCAGTTCGCGTCCATGTCCAATACGCCAGAGCTACAGCAAGTAGGCATGCAGGGCGCATTGGAAAATGCCCAAAAGCAATCCCTGCTTGCACAGGCTTTGCAGCAACGCAAGTCTATGGCTGACCTGTGGCAATCCGCTGGCGGCAATGCACAGCAGTTCATGCAATCTGGTGGCGACCCTGCATTTGCCAAGCAAATGGCTGAAGCTCCATTGATGGGTAAGGAGAAGCTGCTGAATGTGAACGGTCAATTGATGGGTGAACATACCGGCCAGGCTATGGGTGGCGTGGTTCCCAAGCAGTTTGACCAGCCGCAGGCGATAGCAGAATATGAATACGCCAAAAAGCAAGGATACGATAAGTCCTTGCAACAGTTCATCATTGACCAGAAACGTGCTGGCGCTGCGAACATGTCCGTTAGCGTCGCTGGCCCTGAGAACAAGTTTAATCAGGATGTTGGCGCTGGATTGGCGAAGGATGCACTGTCAGCAGTTGATGCAGCAAAGGCGGCTCCTGAGCTTGTTACGAATGCACGCAGCATCAAGGCGGCTATTGATAAAGGCGCTATCACTGGCACTGGTGCGAATGCACGACTGGCATTGCAAAAAGCACTTGAGACTGCTGGATTTGTGGGTTCCGGTAAAGCTGCAAGCACGCAAGAGCTTATGTCCGGACTTAGCAAGCTCACGCTTGGCGGGATCAAGTCCTCTGGCCTTGGTGGAGGAAATGGGTTTACAGACAAGGACCGCGAATTCTTGAACTCCGCAATCGGTGGTCAGATCAGCGATACGCCAGAGAATTTGCGCCGAGTTGCGGACCTTTCAGAGCGCGTAGCCATGGCTACCCATAATAAGGGATCTAAGGTTCTGGAGCGTTGGAATCAGAATCCCGCACTGAAAAATGTCGCTCAGGATATGACTATTGACCCACTTCCTGTACAGCAAGGAATGCCAGACCCATCAGCATTTGATGCTGAAATGAAACGCCGGGGGCTTAAGTAATGGACTTGTCCAAACTCTCAGACGCTGATCTTGTAGCCCTGCATCGCGGTGATTTATCCAAAGTCTCTGATGCAGGGTTGCGCATGCTGCATGGCGCTTCTAATAAGGCCCCACAAGCAGCCAAAGCACAAGACCCTACCGATGGCATGTCAATCTTTGAAAAGACGGCCGCAGGGGCTGGTAAGGCTTTGTATGACATTGGGCGTGGCGCAGGGCAAATGCTTGGACTTGTATCGCAGAAAGACATTGACCGGGCGCGTGAGCTTGATGCGCCACTTATGGCAACCGGCGCGGGCCAAGCCGGGAATATTGCAGGCAATGTGCTTGCAGGCATCCCAGCAGCTTTTGTGCCCGGTGCAAACGGAGTGGTCGGCGGTGCCATTACAGGCGCAGCACTGAGCGCTTTGCAGCCAACTGGAGAAGGCGAAAGCCGTCTGCAGAATATGGCACTTGGGGCCGCTGGAGGTGCCGCGCTCCCCGCTATTGTTGGCGGTCTTAAAACGGCCAAAGCGGCCATTTATGACCCGCTTGCAGGTCAAAACAAGATCATCGGAGGCGCTCTGAACCGTGCGGCTGGTGGAGATGCTGCGGCACTTGCACAAGCCCTTAAAGGCCAAGGAGCAGCCACACCAGGTGTTCGCCTATCTGCCGGTCAGACTGGCAGCAGTGAGGGATTGTCAGCCCTTGAGGACGCCATTACATCGGCATTGCCAAGCGGTGAGCTTGCACGCATGAGCCGTTCTAATCGTGCCGCATTGGCCGGCGCATTGCGTGGCATTGCCAAGTCTCCAGAGGATATGGCGGCTGCTAAGACCGCACGCAGCGCTGCGGCTGACAGCCTGTACAGCAATGCAAGGACCGAAGGCATAGACATGGCCGCACTCGCACCAGAGGCGCAGGCAAATATTGCTGCGTTCCAGCAGCGCATTCCAGAGGATATTCTGAACCGTGCCAAAGAGCTTGCAAAGATCAACGGCACCAGTATGGACAATGAATCTGCAGTGCAAGGAATGCATTGGGTAAAGAAAGCCATTGATAGCAAGATAGGCCAAGCCGTCACATCCGGTGATAAGGAAATGGCGCGTGCGTATCAAGGGCTGCAAGAGGACTTGCTAAAAGGCATGGGTGAGATTAGCCCACTATATGATGCTGCCCGCACCACGCATGCGCAGATGAGCAAACCAATCAACCAGATGCAGGTAGGCCAGTCTCTTGCGCAAAAGCTGATACCTGCTACGGCTGGTGATATCCCTGAGTCGCTGAACTATGCAAGTCTCGCAACAGCCATGCGTAACCCCGACCGACTGGCACAGCAGGCCACAGGCTTTAGCGGTGCAAAAATGTCTGGCGTACTTTCACCGGAGCAGCTTGGCACTGTTCAGGGTGTTACGTCAGATGCAAGCAAGATTGCAGAGGCTTTGAAGCGCGGAATGGGTACAAACTCCGCAACTCACCGCCGTACAGTGCAGGGTGAAATGCTGGCCCAGCACTTTGCTCAAGAGGCTCCAATCACGTCTAAGCTGCTTTCTTTGGCTGGAAACATACCAGGCGTAGGCATGGCTGGAAAAGGCATATCACTGGCCGCTGGTGTAGTTGGCGACAAAGTGCAGGCGCAAATGCTTGGAAAGTTGGACGACATGCTTGCAAATAACCCGGCTCAGGTGGCAAAGCTTATCGAGGCTGAACTGTCAAGAGTGGCACCGTCGCAGCGCCAGCAGATTATCCGAGCACTTCCTAGTGCTGTATCTGCAGCGCTCCCGTCTGCGCTTATATCATCGAATTCGGCGCAGTAAAATGCGTTTGGTGCGGCCTTCAGGCATCCATCGAATAAATGCAAACCGTACGCAAATTAGTGCTGCAAAAAGCGTGAATACTGCGAACGGCTTGATTAGAATTGCAATCAGCATTGATGTGTTTTCAGTCATGCTTACAAAGGATTAGAAATGTCACGTAACGGTACTGGATCATACTCTCTGCCTGCTGGTAATCCAGTAACAACTGGCACCACCATTAGCTCCACATGGGCAAATAATACCCTATCTGACATTGCAACGGCCTTGACTGGCTCAGTTTCGAAAGATGGGCAAACCACCATGACGGGCAATTTGCCTATGGGGGGATTCAAGGTAACAGGATTGGCCGCACCGACAGTTTCCGGGGATGCTTTGACCTACGGGGAAAATGCGTATGTTGCTAACCTTGATTTCTCCGGCACTGGCAGACGCATAACAGGCGACTTCTCGAATGCGACGCTTGCTAATCGGGTGCTGTTCCAGAGCAACGTAGTGAACGGCGCTACGTTCCTTGGCGTGCTTGCAAATGGAACATCTACAGATTCGGCTGTCTCTATTTACAACGCTAATAGCACTGTAAATAACAGTGCATTGACAATGTACGCAAATGGTTCGGATGTGCGCATCACATCAGACAAATCTGGCACTGGTTCATACTTGCCAATAGCATTCCATTCTGGTGGCTCCGAGCGCTTCCGCATTGCCACTGACGGAACAGCTACATTCACTGGCAACGTCATTGCACCGACTCAGGCAGCGGGTGATAACTCGACTAAGGTAGCTACTACTGCTTTTGTAGCAAACGCTGCACTTCAACTGCTGCCAATCTCTGCGTCAGTTGCAGCTAGCGCCCTGACAATTTCAGCATCTGCACTGTCTCTTGACTTCCGCTCTACCACACTTAGCAGCGGCACTGTAACTCGGGTTAGCGGGACGCCTGCAAGTCTAGTTGTTCCTTCAACTGCAACGCTTGGGACCATAAACGCAACACAGTCACGCCTTGTAGTCTTGGCTTTGAACAACGCGGGAACGATTGAACTTGCAGTAGTCAATATTGCTGGCGGTAATGACCTGACGGAAACAGGCCTGATTAGCACTACGGCAATCAGCGCAGCAGCTACGGCAAACAACGTTGTCTATTCAACTACGGCACGCACCAACGTTGCTTACCGTGTCATTGGCTACGTGGAAAGCACGCAGGCTACAGCAGGCACATGGGCTACAGCACCAAGCACGATTCAAGGCGTTGGCGGCAATGCAGTGACGGCCATGAGTTCGCTGGGGTATGGGCAGACTTATCAAGTTGTAACGGGCGCTCGGTCTATCGGGACGACATATTTCAACACCACCGGACGGACGATCTTTGCAGTTATTGCATTCAATAACAACACAGTGACGATAAACATGTCGGCCACCATCAATGGCGGAACCCCATTCACTATCGCCAGTTTGAGCGCGAATACGGTCAATGAAACGGCATTTTTGCCAATTCCACCCGGTGCGTCTTACCTCATCAGTGGCGCTGGGCCTGTGCTCCAGACCTGGGCCGAGCTTCGCTAAGGAAAAATCATGCATTACAAAGACCAATTCAACGCTCTGTATTTTTTGGACGATGCGGCCCATGAGCACCTGCTGCCAGCGGGCTGCGTGCAGATCACAGAGATGGAAGCAGAAGCCCTTAAGCCGGTTCACACGCCAACAGTTGCCGAAAAACTCGCAGCACTAGACGCAGCCAATGCGCTCACCCAGCGCAATCTGCGCGAGACCGTTATGCTTATGGCTGAAGCTTTCAAGCAAATCACAGGAGGTGCTGTGAACCTTTCATTAATACCCGGTGTGGCAAAGGTTTACGAAGTCGAAGCACAGGCCGCAATCCTGCGAGGGCAGCTATGATCTTCCTGCTGTGCCTATTGCTTAAGCCTGCGCTGCTGTGCGTGAGCGACCCGAGCCGGTATTGGTATCTCGCACCTATTGCTGTCCTTGCCTGGCTGCTTGATATTTTTATCACGCACACGACTTGGCCCCTGATTGCCGGGTTCCCACGCATCGGTGAGGTAACTATCAGCGACACGCTGGAGCGGCTTTGCCTTGATCACGGGAACCCTGACCGTGAGTTATTTGTAGCTATCGCAAAGAAGATCAACCGCATCGACCCTCTACACGCACACATAAAGGCTGTACTCGCATGAGCGAATTCCAACCATCCCAATACACCCGCCGTGAGTCGGATCAAAACCCGCCAATAGAGTCTTGGCACTTGGATAAAAAAGTACCCATTGCCTTGATCTTCGCAATGCTCACACAATTCGCTGCTGTGATCTGGTTTTTCGCAGATATAAAGCGCGACGTTGAGCTACTGAAAGCTGATGCGGTGGTCCTGCACCAGCGTGACGTTCAAAATTCCGATGGGCTGAAGGATGCGCTAAAGCAAATGCAGGATCTGTATCAGCGCCTGGACTCTAAGCTGGACCGGCTGATTGAAAGGGGCCAGAAATGAATGAAGCAGGGCTAAATCTCATTCGCAATTTTGAGGGGTGTGTACTCGATGCTTACCCGGACCCAGGCACTGGCGCATCACCTTGGACCATCGGCTACGGGTGCACTTTCGGCGTGAAGAAGGGCGACAAGATCACACGAGACATGGCAAATGTCATGCTCATGCGCGACGTGGAGCACTTTGAAAAATGCGTGAAGGAACTGCTTACCGTTGACGTTACACCAAATCAATTGGCGGCAATGATTGCGCTTGCCTACAACATCGGTATGGCCAATTTTGGATCGTCTACGCTGCTGCGCATGGTCAATGCAAAAGACCCAAAAGCAAGCGAACAGCTCCTTCGGTGGAATCGCGCAGCGGGCAAGGTGATGGATGGACTCACACGGCGCAGGGCTGCAGAAAAAGCACTCTTCGATACACCATGAAAGCAAAGGCATACATTTACTCGCTGCTGATCATCGCGATCATCTTTTGCTTGGGTATGCGGGATAGCCGTGCACAGATACTTGACCCACTGAAAGACTATCGCTATGTCGGACAAGTTACCCGAGATTCCACAGGAGCTACCGCCCGAAGTACCAAGGTCATCGCTGCGTTCAAGGCTCAGTGGGCTTGTCCCGCTACTGGACTCCATACTGGGGCCTGCCCAGGATGGGCAATCGACCACGTTATTCCGCTCGACTGCGCCGGGGTCGACGCCGTATACAACATGCAGTGGCTTCCCGACAGCATTAAATCCGCTAAGGGACCATTCACCAAGGACCACTTCGAGCGCCGGGTCTACGGCGGTCACCACCTTAGCGCAGGCTGTCCGTGATATGGACCCCATCAATCTTGGCGATGTGGACATCCACCACCCCGAGCTGACGCACCGGGAGGCCATCGGTCTTGCGCTGGTCAAGGACAAAGTGGAAAGATATATCGCCAAGGGGCGTTTGCACGAAGCACATGGGGCCGCGTACACTGCGACCATCATGTACCAGGCGCTGCTTGGTATCAACGACATTGATACGGGATGGGGAGAACTATGACGCGCAAATGGTGTGTGATGGACTTGGTGACAGATCACCAGACTGGCAAGCTGCGCGAGACCGCGCTCTGGTCAAATATTGGCAAAGGTGCCATGACCTGGGCCTTTGTGTACACCGTGTTCTACGCAAAGGGCGGATTTTCAGAGGCGCTGTGGTTGGCATTTGGCTCTATCGTCGTGCTTCATGAAATGGGTGCTCGCTACTTCAACCAGAAACAGCAGGCACTCGATGCTAACAAGCCTTCTACTTAACTGGCGTTTGTGGGCTGTTCTCGGCCTGCTTGCCGCTAATGCCGTCAGCTACAGCACTGGGCACCACAAGGGCTACCTTACTGGCCGCGCTGAAGTGCAAGATGAGTTCACTGCCTACAAAGAACAGAGCTTTGAGCAGGCCATGGCTGAGCAGGTGAAGCGCAATGCTGAAGCGGCCCGTATGTCAGAGACCAACCAGAAAGTGACGGAGAACTATGAAACACTCAAAACTGCTACTAGCACTGCTGTGCGTGCTCTTGACTCTGACCGGATGCGCTTGCAAGCAGCCATTGCCTCCCGTCGTAGTTCCGCCACCAGTGATACCAAAGCCGGACTATCGCCTGATGCAGGCCCCGAAGTCAGGGTTCTTGGTGAATGCATCAGGCGATATGAAGAGGTGGCAGGAGATGCTCAATCCCTAAGCGATACTGTTAAGTCGCTTCAGGATTATGTGGCTGGCGTTGTTACTCCTTGATTCCGTGGGCGGCTTCGATGGCGCGTTCATGGCTGTCAAAACCACGCACAAAGCCACGCTCAAAAATCATTCGACCAACGCTGTTATCGTGCGTTGGATAGGCTTCAAAATATGAATCGGCAGCGCCTATGGCAAAGGCTTCGCGCAATGCAAAGTGCTGCTCACGGGTAATCAGCGGCTTTGCTTGGGGTGCGGCGGCGCGACGGTTCCATACGTTGACGGCTTCCACTTCAGTTTGCATAAATCCGCCAGTTGCACCGCAGCCGCCTTTTCCGTTTGGCTTTGCAGCACTACAAATTACGGCAAACGATTCAGAGTGCATCCAGTATTCTTGATCTTCATCCATAAGCTCGGAGCCTCGGATAATTTCTAGGGTGTGCTGTTGACCGCAAAAAGGGCATGAATTTATATTCATTTCGGCTCCTGCACTGGCTCGGCCTTTGGCTGCGCGATACAAGCCCTGACGTAATTTGGCACGTTGTATGGGTCTGCCATCGCTGCCGCCCACTCGCGCTCAACAGGGCTTCCATGCTTGGGCATCGGGAATAGGTCACGCACTTCTGCAAGAGCGGCCAACAGATCACTATCTTCAACTGGCTCGGCCTT